TTGTTGCTGTTGTTACTACCCCTTGAGCTGTGGCTTGTGCTCCAAGTCCAGCAATGGTACCTGTTCGAATGAAATTACCAACCTTCTCAAATGCATTCCTTAACTGAATCCCAAGGATTGCCTCTTTATTTAAGTTGTTTGCAATAATACTAACTGAATTAACCAATCCCTGGACAGCTTGCAACTTTACCATTGTCTGAGTCAAAGCCTCTGACTCAACTCCAGTCAATGCAACTGCTGATTGAATTCCTTGAAATGCAGCTGCTCCAGTCTCAACACCTTGCAATGCAGTATCCAATCCAACAAAGTCTGATGATAATGCTGTTGTCTGAGCCTTAAGATCACCAATCTCATCCTTAAGATTTGCAGCGTTTCTGATTGCTTGTGCTCCAATAGGACTCTCAGTCCCAGCTTGTGCAGCTAAGTTCTGATATTCCTTCATGGTCCTGGTCAACTCCCTCATTGTAAGGCCACCAGCCTCAACTCTTGCATTAAGCTCTTGGAGTTTTTGATCAAAGGTATCTATCCCTGTACTATCAGCTGCTGTTTTTTGTGTTGCCTTGAGATCTTGATTCAAGTCATTAACAGCTGCATCCATAGCTTGGATGTCTTGCACACTATTGCCAGTATTGACCTTAAGTGAAAATACAACTGACTTCTCTGCCATTAGCTAAAAAGTGGGGGTGTTGGTTTTGGTATATATTCAATCAATGGCAAATCTTTAACCCACATAAAGTCAGGATTAACACATTGCTCCATTTCTTCAATTGATGTTATCCAATTGTCATTGGCATCTTGTATAGAATTAAAATAAGAATCAGGTGCATACAATTGACCGAACATTTGGTCTTTTTGTACCTCTGTCAATAGTCCGACATAGGTTAACTTTTGTTCTGTTGTTAGTTGTGTTAGTTTCATACTTGACGTCCTAAAGTAGTTTGAAATGCTTGTACCGCTGTGTAAAAGTTAGCCGCTTCTGTATCTGTTAAACCCTCACCTATTGAGGCGAAGGCACATTCCCTATCTGTGTAATATAATGCTGAACCATTAACATTATAAGCTAATAAAAATAAATTATAATTATTTAATGTAGTGCTTGAAGTTGAATCTGTAAATAATATGCTTGAATTTTTATATAACTTCATTTGATTTGATGCAATTCTTGATGCTATAAAAAAGCCCTTCATATCTGGTGAAGTTCCTGGCCCTGCTTCTAATGAATTTACCGCTCTATATGCTGTGTTTGCACCTGAAAATTTAGGAGCTATAAATAATCTGCTATTTGTTGAAGTATTATTAACCCCTATTTCTACATTTTCTGTTGTTGAAGTGTCAGTTCTTGAATAAAATGATATATGTGTATTATTTAAACTTAAAGCACTTTGAGGATCAAGATTGGTATTTGCATAACCATCTACTCCACCTAATAAACCTGTTGAACTATATGTTAAACCACCATTATAAGTTAACCTATAAGCAGCGTTTAAATCGCGTGGGTCTTTAAGATTATATTTCATAGAACTTGCACTACCTCCAACCATTGGATACAAAGCCTTCATCTTAGTCCAAATGCTATACCCTTTCAAGTCAATTACCAAAGTATTAATAGCACTTTGTTGAGTAGGGTTTGTTATTGCAGCAGCTGTTATAAATGCTTGTGCGTCTGGATCAACTCCTCCACCTGATGCTGATCTGGCTAAGATGCCATGTGTTGCTAAAAACATACTATTGCCGTAACCAATCATAATACTAAACAAACAGATCCAGATGTCAATGTGACACCACTAAACTTTGCACCATTAATTGGTCTGATGATTGCACCAGCTTTCACTGCTGTTGCTGTTGCCGCAATGTAAGTTGATTTGACATCTGTACCCGCAACTCTAATTGCTGAGAATACTGTATCCTCAAGCACTATAATTGCATCATGATCAACAGTCTTTGCAACTGTATTGTTTACTATAAAAGTTCCTTGTTGTGCTGTTAGCACGCTGTTTACTACTGCCATTATTATTTATTTTAAGTTGTTATATCTCCTGCTAAATACCATTCATTAGTACCTCTTTTTATCAATGTTGCAACTGAATACTGAGCTGCAGTTTTTGTCTTGCCTCCAGATGATCTCAATGTGACTCCTGTATCTGGCACAATTGTAACTTGACCAGCACCATATTGAGAGATCAATATATTAGCTCCAATTGGTAAAGGTTGAGCTGCATTGGTTGGTATTATGATATTGTTTGATGATCCAAAATTACACTCAATAAATTTGCAATTATCACTGGTTGTCAATGTATATTGCAATGTTTGTGTGCTAATTGGAATATTAATTATAACAGCTCCAGTGCCATTTGGAGTTAATTTGATATTAGCATTTGATGTGCTAACTATCTCAAAGCTATTCACATCTAAGTTGCCACCAAGCTGTGGAGTTGTATCCAAGCTCAGTTCATTGATCTCTGCTCCAGTAACTTTCCTTGACACATAAGATGGTCCACTCACTTGAGCTATCTCAATCAAATCTGTGCTTGCAATCTTAGCACTCTTGGATGTTATATCTTGTATATTTACTCCCATTATTTATGGATTTACGAATCTCACTTGGCCATCATCTGTTATTCTCGCATCATCATCTGATGTGTATCTTGCAAGAGGATCAGTGAATGGATCATAAGGTGGAGTCACTATTGTTGTTTGAATACCTTCTCCTTCTATTATGCGAATTAGTTCGACATTGGTTGAGATGTTCTTTCCACTCTGATAGTCACTTATTTTCTGTAGCCTATAAACAACACCATCTATGTTGATTAAGTTTCTGAAATCAAGGCTATTTATGTCTGATGGTCTCAGCATAACTGAGCAAGTGATTTGCTTTCCAAATCTTGATATCAATTCCTTGATGAACTTCTCATGATAGAGATACAAGTTGTTGGTTGGATAATTTGTTGTGGACCAAAACACATAGTTAGGTACACCAAAGTTGAAATCAAATGTCGGTGAGTCCAAGCTGTTAAGATGGCCAACATAAGGATAGTCAGTCTCTGAATGATCAATACCATCCTCATCTCTATGAGTCCATGCTCCAGTTCTTAATCCACCAAGCTGCACAATGAATGGCTTGCCTTTCTTTTTTTCAATCAAGCTGGTGCCATCCTCATTGAACTTCACCTGGAATGATCTTGGAACAATCAAGTCAGTGAATGATGATGGTGAATCTTCTGGAATCCTTACCAATAGCTTTTGGCTGAATGGCAACTTGAAATCAGTATCATTGGTTGCAAATTGACTTTGACTCTGTACTAAGAATGAGCCATATTGCTCCTGGACATCATCAAGATATCTGGTATTCCAATAATCATCATCTTGCTCAAAGTTAAACTTGTAATTCTTAGCACTAAAATTAATGGTTGGCTCAACCTTAATCTCTTTGGATCTATCCAATTTATAAGTCCAATCAATTGCATCTCCACTGGCATTGTAAAAATCTGATAATGGCTCAATCTCAAGGATACTTGCATCTGCTGTTGATGGCTTGACATACAAATTAAATGCTGTGACCAATCCTTTGAAAAACTTATCACAAGTCATATCTGAAAGGAATGAGTCAAGATAAACTATCCCTCCAGCTGTAAGCTGTTGCTGTTGTTTTAAAAAATCAAGATCAGATGTATTTGATAAGATATTAACAAGCATATTGAGATAAGTCATGCCAGTTCTTTGAATACTACAACTAAGCATCCTAAATCTAACATCAAAATGTAAATCATCATTGTAGTTAACATCTAACATCCTTGTGTAATCAAATGAGAATGTCAAGCTTGTTGTCGCTGATGTAACAGTCCCTGAATATAATAAATCAGAACCTACTAATGTGTTGTTATTATATATAAAAATTAAAATCTCATAACTGCCATTGATTGAATAAGCTCCTGAGCCATCACCAGTAAATGAGATATCAAGATCATGATCTCCAGCATAGCTAATTTGATAAAGCCCATCAGATGCACATACAATCCTTAATGGAGATGTCTCTTGTGATTGATTCAAATCATCTCTATTGATAGTGGCTGCATAATGAGATAATATCTCATAGTCACTAATTAAAATAACTTGTGGCTGTGATGCAAAGTAAGTGACTCCACTACCTCCAAAACCATTGCTCAAAAAATAACCGCTTGATGTTGTTGTATTATCTTGAGTTGTGAATACACTCTGTCCTTCAGCCTGAGCTTGTGTTATGGTTGGAAGATCTCCACCAGGATATGCAAGCAAAAGTTTTTTAAACAATTGACTCTCCAGAAAGTTACTACTCCATGTTATGCCAGCATAATCAAATGCTTTCTTTAATACCTCATAACAAAATACTTGTGGAGGGATGTGCTCAACTCCAAAGGTGGAAGCTGATGGACGTGGGAACCCGTAATCAATCAAGCCGTAGTAATAACCTCTACCAGTCCACCCTTGTGAGTCTTGATTACTGGATGGTGATCCATTCAATTGGATAATACCATTCCAAGTGTCTTGTTGATTATCATAAATCAGAGCATGATTGTACTCACTGAATCCAAGTTCATTCACCTTGATCTTAGCAAGCCTTGAGATGTAGTCAATTGTGTCACTCACTAAGGTGATATCAAATGACCATATCCCATCCATTAGCTTGCAATTCATTAATTGAGCTATCCCATTAAACTCAAGCAAGCCATTCTGATAGTATTGTGCCTCAGCTTTTATGCTTGGATCAAAGTCAATAAAATCAGAATCAGTTCCTGAGATTGTCTCAGTTGCTGATAAAGTATACACACTCAGCATCAAAGATGTATTATTCTTTGTCCCTGGCAATGTGATTGTCTTGGACTTATTACCCTTGCGAGCTGTTAAATCCTTGATGTCACTGATACTGAATGTCAATGGAAAAGGAGCATCTTGGTCAATGTCAACCAATCGTCCATTAATGAATAATTCTCCAGCCATTAGTTAAGTTGTGATCTATATGTGTATGTCCTATCTATTGTGATCTGCTCTTGCATCAAGCCATCTCTTTTCCTTGTCTTCAGCTGATAGCTTGTATTGGTCACTTTCACTGGCTCAAATTCAGTCCCATTGTTTTGCTCAAGATAAACCAAAGGAGAATCAAACAATGACTCAACCAACCAATTCTGAACTGCCTCTGATATCCAGTCTGAATTCAAAACTAATTGCTTGCTCTTGGTCTTGGCAAAATGAATCTTCTGACCAGAATACAATGGATATGTGTAGCTTGTGCCATCCCATACTCCAGGATCTCTCTGGTAGTCAAATGCCTGAACTGTTGCTGATTCAGTTGATACCAATGCAAATGTAAATGAATCCCATGATCCAAGCTTATTCAACCAATGCAATCTATATGTCTCATATCTCTTGCAATCAGTATCCATGTATATTACGAATGGTCCAACAAATGAAACACCACTCACATCAATACCTACCTCATATTTGTAGCAATCATCAAAATCATTCTGAGTTATAATTGAGTTTGCAATGATCACCTGTGGACCAACATTCAAGATGTTGAATTCAGATGATGTTATACCAATATAATCACTTGCAATTGTATTGCCTTGGATATCTAACAAAAATACACTCAAAACAACTGGAGCTGATCCCGTTTGCTCAAAATATCCAACATATATATTTTCATCCATTCCACATAAAGCTCTGGACGTTGTTGGAAAGTTAGTCAAGAATACTGCACTCTGAGTTAAATTAGGATCATAGATTTCAAAATCCCATACTCTCCATTGTGGATATTCAAGAGCTGCATTGAATGCTTTCAGTGTTGTGCTTGTATCACTGGCTTGAATTGTCGGAGTTGATCCATACTTTTCATAGACAATGATAGCATATGTGACCATTGAATTGGTTGCATCAAACTCAAGATCAGTTGTGATCTCTGGATTTCTTATTGCACTCTGAACAGCCTCAGATACATCAATCCGACCAAGAGTATTAAATTGCCTGAATACCTCTTGAGTCAATCTCAATGTTCCATCAATATATACCTCAACAACAAAGCTGAAATTTGGTTGAGCAGTTTGATTGCTGCTAAATGTAAACACCAATGGATTGCCCGCTGGTGCAATCAGTTGTGGCTCATCATATATTGTTACTGCCATTTCTTGTAAAATTAATTTCAAACATTAAACCAGTGAGCTCTGCCAAATCATTGCCAATCTTCTCAAGGACTTGATCATTGATCACATTGTCAGTGATTCTCTTTGGCTTCAATCCTCGTTGCTTGATGTTGGATGCCACAGCATAAGCATGACTCATATCCAATCCCTTCCACTGACTGATGGCTGTTGCCATATTGTGAGACACTCCAGGATAGTTGAATGAGAATTGACTACCATAGTTAGTTGTACCAACAGCATTGACTCCCTCATCCACAAATGGATAGTAATCTTCAGCCTCTAATCTGAATGACAGCTCTCCAGTTGGAACTGGAATGATTGATGCTGCCAATGATCCAGTATTCTGAGCAACTCGTTTAGTGTAGTCTCTGAACTCAGCGGCAAGCTTGGTTGATAGCTCAACAATGAATCTATCATAAGCATTCTTTGGCTGCTCTGCATCTTGAGTAGATACACCAAAGTCCTCAAGAAAATCAAAGTCTGCCATTACTTAGTATGCGTTTATGTTCGTTCTCATCCACTATTCTAAAATAGTTCATCCAGAATAATGTGGTCACATAAGGCTGTTGTGTAACCTTTGCCACACTGACTCCCATTTCTTTGGATAGTCTATGGATGATAGTGGTCCAATTAAACCACTCTGAATCTTTAAGTCCTGTTCCATCATCATCATTTCCATCCTCTGCCTCGCCATCTGTATCCCTAATATAGCGAGCCTCCGCTTGTCCGATAAGTCTAAAAAAAAACTGAAAAAGTTCAAAAACTCATCTCCTGGAAAGTGTTCTTTAAACTCCTTATATCTATGATCATTAGGATTCAATACTCTTCCTCTATCATCCTCATGACAATACTCCATTCCCTTCTCAACATACATGATTGCCAACGCTTGACATGGATCTTGGCTCACATCCTCAATCAGTTTCAAGTCAATGATCTGACCAGTTGAGACATGAGCAAAGTTCTTTTCAAAATAATATTCCTTTCCATTCACAGTGATCTCTGACTTTGGCTCCTGGTATTTATATCCAATCAACAACTGAAGCAAATGGTTGGCAGCAACTTGGATGGATTCAATATCAGCTCGCTTAATCTTGTTGATTGACTCTCCACTAAATAGACTCAGCAACTGACATTGGAAAATTAACAATTGTGTTATATCATCCTTCTGTTCTTTCATTGCCTCTGCCATCATCAGCCATCTGGTCATCTGCTCTGGTGTGCAGTTTGATAATGAGCTTGGTAGTTTTATATCCAGTTGTTTCATACTCTTAAGGCCATATATCTTCCTCGGTTGGTGAATTCCTTTCTGCTATGCCAAGCCAATGCTGTGGATATCACACCATCATCATGGAGTCCAGCTGGTGCAGAGTAACTCACATTCCTTGTGTTTGGATTGTAAATATAGGAAAAATTATCCAACTCATCTATTAGCCATTGTTCATTGATAATTGAGATAGCCTGTTGCTCAAATGCCACAGCAAGATCCTCAATTATGATTGGCTTTGTTTTGGAGCTTGTGACAAATGGATGGATCAGATTCTTGCACCTGGCCTGGAGCATCTCAAAGAACACATCACCTTGATTGTTTACCTCTACCAATGTAGTGGCATTGTATTGCTTTATCATCTCAGCGACCTTGTCAATTATCCTGGTCCATTCATCATGCCTCCATCTATGAGCAGTGACCATCTGACCATCTTGGTTGATGATAGTTAGTACAGTGTAGTCATCAGCTCTACCAATATCAAGACCAGCAAACATCTTCGGAGTCTTGGATCCTGTGCTGATACATTGGTTAACATTCTTGAATATACCAGATGCATTATCAATGAACTCAGCCAGATACTCTTGTCTGAATACATGATCTGGCAATGACCTCTTTCTCTCATCCAATTCTCTTGGATCAATCATAGGATTGTCATAAGATGAATAATGAAAGTAAGCATATCTATCATCATAGTTTGGTTGCATACACAACCTATGAAAATGATTCTTGCCTTTTGGTGTTGAGATAAAAATAACCTTCTTTCCTTTGACCAAGACTGTTGCACTCAACACCTCATCCCACAGCTCTGGTCTTGTGAAGGCCATCTCATCCACAACCATGTAATCAAATGTATTGCCTCGGATGTTATCTGGTCTCTCACCGGAAAAGAATTCAATTGTTGAGCCAAAGCCATTGACTAATAAATCTGACCTATTGAAACTAAACAAGCCACTCTTTGCAACTGCTCTCTCAAGATCTGCGAATACCTTCTTGCCTTGCTTATATACTGGAGTCACCCAAGCTATGCGACAGCCTTTATCATTGATGGCCCACCACAGCAATTGGTTGATTCCCAGTAAGGTCTTGCCAAACTGTCTACCAATGTTGAGAGCATAATACTTCTCATGTCCATGGTTGATGGCATCATGAATCTCTCTCTGTTTATCATGTGGCTTGTAACCTTTGACTGTACTCATCTGATACAAAGATAATGAAAAAGCCAGCTAAGTGTGGGCGACCAGTGACTCACTAATCCATTAACCATAGCTGGCCTATTAAAATGATCTGGTAACTGTTCAAATGGTAAGTACCCAGATACCTCATTCAAAGTCAAACTTCTCTACATTCTTTGTCTCGAGCTGTTGTCTGTCATGCATGCCAAGTCTGTTCTTAGCATAGAAAATCCCTTTGCCTTCATTGCCAACAATGTCAATGGCTAAGCCTTTGAATAGGTCGTCTATTTTTTTAATAGTGTCGGACTTTAGTTTATTATCAGAATTCAACCAAGCATAATAAGTATCTCTATGAATAGTCTTATCCTTTCTCACAATAGGAATCCAGATTCTTAGGAAATAGTCTATTGTTGGAATATGTCTATCTAATACCATTACAATATCTCCTTTATTAGATATCATTTCTTTCTTATGGTTAAGACACTCCTCAATATAGATATGAGCAAGTTCCTCCAGATGTATTATAAACTCATCGGAATATGCCATTGTTCTTAATATATATTATTGTTCGATTAATTACAGTACTTAACATAGAATGTATATGGCACCACTTTCAACTTCACCAGGATCCAGATAAGATGCTTGTATTTTTTAAAGTCATATTTATCAAACTCTGACCTGTCTCTCTTTCTGATGTTCACCAGTCTCATCATTCTCTCAGCTGATGCTCCGAGCTTTGTAAAATCAAACTCTGACTTTTGTTTGAATTGTTCCTTTGCCTCTTCTTTGCTAAGCTTGCCAGATCTGACTTGAGCAGCGAGATAAACAATACGTTTGTCAATGCCAAACTTCTCTGGCAAAAGGAATGATCCAACAAACTCAGTGTAAATATTCTCACAATGCTTGCCACCGTAATCTTGCCAGTTGATGAGTCTCTTCATCTCAGCCTCCATTGTGTCTCTGTCAAATCCATAGTGAAATGGTCTAACATTCTTGATGCCAATAAGGGCATAGAATAGTTGATCCTTGAATGTGAACAGAGGATAGTTCTGGAGTCTGAGTCCAGAATACTTGTTGTAAACGGATTGGATATACTTTGCATCCATGTATGTCCACCCCTTTGGTGTTGAGCCTTCTGTTCTGAA